TTTTTTTTATAAATATTATATAAAATTCTATTTCAAAATTTAAATAAAATAAATATAAATTTTATAATTATTTATGAGAGAAATTTAAAATTTTTATATTTTTCATTTTTTCTCTCTTTTTTTTATAAATATTATATAAAATTCTATTTCAAAATTTAAATAAAATAAATATAAATTTTATAATTATTTATGAGAGAAATTTAAAATTTTTATATTTTTCATTTTTTCTCTCTTTTTTTTATAAATATTATATAAAATTCTATTTCAAAATTTAAATAAAATAAATATAAATTTTATAATTATTTATGAGAGAAATTTAAAATTTTTATATTTTTCATTTTTTCTCTCTTTTTTTTAATATTATATTAATTTTATAATAATATAAAATTAATATAATATATTAATTAGTTAATATAAATGTCGTATATTAATATACCATCGATTAATTATACTAATTTAAAATTTAATATTTCTCTAACAGAAAGTAATAAAGATCCATTTTATAATCCATATGTATCTAATTCATTACATTTTTATTTAACTTTTATTAAAAAACAAATAGATAATTATCAAGAATTATGGGATAATTATAAAAAAATAACTAATCCATATGAATATATACATACACATGTACCAGAAAAAAATATGCCTATTTGTAAATACAAACCAATATCAAGAGCATTTTTTAAAATGATAGAAATATTAAAAATATTTAATTTTTTAAATGAAGAGAATAATATAAATACCTTTCATTTAGCAGAAGGACCAGGTGGTTTTATAGAGGCTTTTCATTATAGAAGAAATAATAAAAATGATAAATATCATGGTATAACATTAATATCTAATGATCCGAATGTTCCGGGATGGAAAAAAAGTCAATATTTTATAAATAGTAATAAAAACATAATAATAGAATATGGAGAAACAAAAGATGGTAATTTATTTTTTAAAAAAAATTTAGATTATTGTTATGATAAATATGCAAGAAGTATGGATTATATAACAGCAGATGGAGGGTTTGATTTTTCTGTAGATTTCAATAAACAAGAAGATTTATCTTTAAAATTAATAGTTTCACAAATATTATATGCTTTTATAATGCAAAAAATAGGTGGAAATTTTATAATAAAAATTTTTGATATATTTCAATATATAAGTATAGAATTAATATTTTTATTAACAAATAGTTATGAGTCAGTATATATATATAAACCATTTACAAGTAGAATAGCGAATTCAGAGAAATATATAATTTGTAAAAATTATAAATATAATCCAGAATTAATAAAAGAAATTTTAAATAAATTTGATTATATATTAGATAATATAAATAATATAAAAACATTATTTAATATAAAATTACCAAAAATATTTTTAAAAAAAATAGAAGAGATAAATGCGATTTATGGGCAACAACAAATAGAAAATATAAATTATACATTAAATTTAATAAGGGAATATGTAAATATAAAGAATTATAAAAAAAATAATAAAAATTTAGAAATAAAAGGGAAAGAAGAGAAAGAGGAAGGAAAGGAAGAGGAAGTTAAAGAAAAAAAAGAGGAAGAAAAAAAAGAGGAAGGAAAGAAAGAGGAATTATATGGTGGAAATATAGAATTAGAAAAAGAGAATGAGATAAATAAATTAAAAAAAGAGTTAGAAGAAAAAGAGAAAATATTAAAAAAAGAATATAAAGATAAAGAAAATATATTAAAAAAAGAATTTAAAGAAAAAGAAAAAGATATAATTATAGAAAATAAATTTAAAGAAAAAGAAAAATTATTAAAAAAAGAATATAAAGACAAAAAAATTATATTAAAAAAAGAATATAAAGAATTAGAAGATAAATTAAAAGATGAATTAAAAGATGAATTAAATATGGAATTAAAAGATGAATTAAAAGATGAATTAAAAGATGAATTAAAAGATGAATTAAAAGATGAATTAAAAGATGAATTAAATATGGAATTAAAAGATGAATTAAAAGATGAATTAAATATGGAATTAAAAGATAAATTAAAAGATGAATTAAAAGATGAATTAAATATGGAATTAAAAGATGAATTAGATTCTGAATTAAAAGATGAATTAAAAGATGAATTAGATTCTGAATTTAAAGATAAATTAAAAAATGAATTAAAAAAAGAATTTGATAATGAATTAGAAGACGAATTAGATAATTTAAATTTGTATGAAGATATAAATATAAGTCCTTCTCAAATTTTAGATGATGAATTAGATTTAGAAGATGAGGATATGGATTTTATAAATAGTTTAAAAATAAATGAAAATGATGATAATGATATTTCAAATATTAATAAATTTAATAATAAATTAAATATATTAAAAAATATAAATATACAAAAATCTATATTATGGTGCAATAAATATAATTTACCTATTAATAAATTTTAATTTCTTTATATTATTTTTTTATATATTATTTTTTTTATATATTATTTTTTTATATATTATTTTTTTATATATTATTTTTATAATTAAAAATAATATATTATTATCCTCCATTCATTATATATATATTTGATATAGATTTTTGAGGATTTAATAGACAACAAGATTTAGAATAATTTATAGGACTTGAATATGTATAAGTAATTGGTAAAATACATCTAATATTTTTACTATCTATACAACCATATTTTAATGCAGTAATTTTAGCAGAACTTGTAATAGGTCCTTGTGTTTGATATTTAATATTAGAAGGTTTAAATATAACATTACAATTATTAAATTGACAATTATTATTTATATTATTTTTATTTAAAGGTAAATTTTGTATATATGTTTCACATTTTTTTTTCATATATTGATTATATGAAGAGGAATAATTAGTATCTAAATTAGTATTTGCAGATTTAATTATTTGAGTTTGTGGATTACAAGCAGTACATACCATTCTATTTAATGATATATCAAAACTATAATCATTCAAATTCGGATATATATCATAATCAGTTAAAATATATGAAAATCCTAACTGATTCGTATTTGTCTGATTACATATAGTATTTAAATTATTATGTGATATAATTGGTTCAGTAGGTTTATTAAATGAACCTATCATCGATTGCTTACTATATCCATTTTTATCGGATATTAATTGTTTTCTATAATGCGGTATTGGTTTTTTTCCATAATTTATTTTAATATTAGAATCAGGATTAATAGATATACTATTATTTATATTTTTAGCAATAATAATATTTGACATATTAGAAGAACTTTTCCAAGAAATATTAGGTTGATATAATTTAAACATAAATAAATATTATATTATAAATATATAATATTTATTTTTATTAAAATATTAAAATATTATATATGAAATATAATATTATTTTATATATTATATTTATTTTTTTAATAATATATTCTTTATATTATTTTTATTATAATCAAAATAAAATATTAATAGAAAGTTGGGATCTAAACAAAGACCAAAAAAATGCTAATAGTAATTATAGTATTATGAAAAAAAGAGGTGGAAAAGATATAAATAATAATAATAATAATAATAATAATAATATTAATAATATTAAAATTTAAAAAAGAGAGAAATATAAAATATAAAAAAATATATTAAAAAAATATAATTAGTTTAATATATTTTAAATTTTTATAAAATAAAAAAAGAGAGAAATATAAAATAAAAAAAGAGAGAAATATAAAATAAAAAAGAGAGAAATATAAAATATAAAAAAAATATATTAAAAACATTTAATTAATTTAATATATTTTAAATTTTTATAAAATAAAAAAAGAGAGAAATATAAAATATAAAAAAAATATATTAAAAACATTTAATTAATTTAATATATTTTAAATTTTTATAAAATAAAAAAAGAGAGAAATATAAAATATAAAAAAATATTAAAAAAATATATTAAAAACATTTAATTAATTTAATATATTTTAAATTTTTATAAAATAAAAAAGAGAGAAATATAAAATATAAATAATAAATTTATATATCTATTATTTATTCTAAATAATATTTATATTATATAAATATGTGTTATGATAATAATGTATTTACAGAATTAAGAAATCACAGTTATGCATTTTGTGTTAAACCAATAGATGAAATGGTTGATGTAAAAAATGTTAAAGCAAATTCTTTAGGTTTTGCTTTAACTGAAAAATATGTAGCTGGAACAATTAATTATATTAAAGGATTAGTTATTGATGGTTCTATTGCTACATCAGTTCAATGTGGTAATGCAATCGGAGAAAAATATATATTAAATACTGGAGGTAAATGTAATTATAATGGTAAAACAGTTAATAGATATAAATACATTAATAATATGGATTGTTCCACTTTTTTATCTGGAGGTAGAAGCGAAACAGACCCCGGTTATGTTCCTTGTGCTATTGCTGCAGCACAAAAAATTAACGGATTAGGTATTTTAAATAGTTTTATTGAAAATACAGTTCCTAATTGTTCCGCTGTTAAATTAAAAACACATACTGTTAAAATTATAGATAGTAAAACAGCTAGTTCTGTAGATTTAGATTCTCCATTAGTTTATATTGCAAGTGATGAATTAAATGGTATAGATAATGCTAATATAGTATGTGGCGCTGGAGATAAACCTAGTTGTTCTAAACAAGGTTTTCAAAATTTATATGAAAATTTAAATTCTTTTATGAATATAAATAATATAAATAATATAAATAATATGAATAATATGAATAATATGAATATTTATAATGATGAAAATGATATAATTATTGATATTTATTATATATTATTATCTTTATTTATAACATTTTTAATTTTTAAAATGACAATAGCAAGATAAATTAAATAATTATTTAAAATTTTTATTTATAACATTTTTAAATTTTTTTATGTTTCATTTACATAATTATATAATAAATTATTATTATTAATATTTGTAATATCACCTGACAAAACAGCATCTTCATATAATTTTCTTAAAATATCATTTGGAGCTTCAGTTCCTACTTTAATTAAATTTTTTTTTCTTAAAAAATTTTTAATTTCTGAAATACTTTTTTTTTTTAAAAGAGATACTTCTTGTTTAATTTTTTTTTGAGTATCTCTATTTTTTATTAAAACACCTACATTATTCTTTTTTAAATTTTTTCCTAATTTATATTTTATTTTTCTTGTTATTTTATTTAATAAAGGAACATTATTTTTTTTTATATCTTTTTCATTTATATCTTTTTCATTTATATCTTTTTCATTTATATCTTTTTCATTTATATCTTTTTCATTTATATCTTTTTCATTTATATCTTTTTCATTTATATCTTTTTCATTTA